TTCGTAATTTTTTATTTGCTAATGGTGTTTTTTGATGGTTAGGCTATCGGAAACCGCAAGCCGATTAAAAAATGCAATTATGCAAAACGGATTTTTAGACTAAAATTCAATCACCGGGGCCGCTGTGGTTCCGGGTTTTTATAGAGGATAGAGCAAAATGGCACACATGATCGATCAAACCACAGGCCGCGATGCAATCGCATACACTGGTAAAACCCCATGGCATGGCCTAGGCCAGCAACTGACGCCGGGCCAATCAATCGACACTTGGACCCGTGAAGCCGGGCTAGATTATACGGTGCTCGAATCGCCCGTTATGTATAACAGCCCGGCAGCGAGCGAGCCCCAAAAGTGGCCGGAGCGTAAGGTTCTCCACCGAAGCGATACAGGGGCCCCGCTAGCCGTGGTAAGTGACAGCTACAAAGTGGTGCAGCCCTCCGAAATAATGGATTTTTTCGGCCAGCTTGCCCGTATCGGGGGCTTTGAGCTTGAAACCGCGGGAGCGCTTAGTTTCGGGCGCCGGGTTTGGGCTTTAGCGAAAGTAGGGGAAGCCGCCCCGGTTGTGGATGCGGACTTAGTGAAGCCTTATATTCTGTTGGGCACGTCATACGACGGCACAATGGCAACTATCGCGAAATTCACTGCTATTCGCGTGGTATGCAATAACACCATAACCGCCGCCGTGGGCGGTTATTCCAATGGCGCCCCGATCAAGGGGGAAGCCGAAACCGATAAAGGTTATCTAAAATCATCGGTTCGGGTTTTGCACAGCGAGCGGTTCGACCCTGACGCGGTCCGGCAGCAGCTCGGAATTGTCGCAAATCAATTTGAGCGATTCGTTGTGGCATCCCGCCAGCTTGCCGGGCAAACCATGGATAAAGTGGAAGCGGATAATTTCGTTGCCGAATTGCTCAAACCGTATCACGCCGGGCGGCTTGAAATAACCGAGACCCGTGCATATAAGCGGATCATGGAATTATTCAATGGCGCGGCTATTGGTTCCGAAATACCCGGCGTTGCTGGTACGCGGTGGGCGGCTTTGAACGCGGTTACCGAATTAGTGGATCATGAGCGCGGGCGGTCGACAAATACCCGCCTTGAGAGCGCTTGGTTCGGCACGGGTTCCGCCCTTAAAAACCGCGCATTAGAACTTTTGAGCGCTTAAGTGTTAACCTGCCCCGGTTTTGCCCAAAATGCGGGTAATCCCGGGGCTTTGCGCTTGATTCGATACTTTTGCGCGCGTTGTTTTCGTTGGGGGAAACCTGCCCTCTGGTCCCTGTCGCTTGGTGCGTGAAACGTGGCGCGCGGTGCGTGCGCCGTGGCTTGCGGGGCACGGCAGCCGGAACGGCTGCCGTGGGGCTGGCTTTATTTTGGGGGTTTTATGCTTCGCAATTACTTTTGCTTTTGGATTGAGACGGAGGGCGGAGAGCGGGTTTTTTGGCGCGACTTGTCGCGCCAGATGGCGGTGCGCATGCATAATGCGACTGCGAAACGCGCAAGCGGTGCGGAGCGGTGGGGCTGGTATGAACAGTCACCGCACCGACTGAAATAAACCGCTTGTACTGCCCTGAACCATGGTGTATAATTCATGAACCAGCCCCGCGGTGGGGCTGGTTCATAGAGGAGAAAGTGCCATGGGATTAGATATGTATTTGACGGCTACCGCTCATGTCCGCGGCGAGCATGGATTGGAAATTAAGGAGCTGGATGCGGTGGGGCTGGAGATCAGCGGCATTAAATACGACGCTGGTTATTGGCGGAAGGCTAACGCGGTTCACGGCTGGTTCGTGAACCATGTGCAGGGTGGGGTGGATGACTGCAAGCCGTACATCATTGAACGATCGCAGTTAAAAGAACTGCGAGACTTATGCGCGTATATTTTGAAGGATCGGGACCCTGCTGACCTGCCACCGACCGCGGGCTTTTTCTTCGGTTCGCAGGAAGTGGATGATTACTACTGGGAAGACTTAGAGCTGACGGTCGGAATCTGCGACCGGTGCTTGGACCTAAAAGATTCAAGTTATCATGTCTGGAGCTTTGCGTATCAGTCTAGTTGGTGATATGATGGATCCAGCCCCACCAGTCGGTGGGGCTTTTATAGAGGAGAAAGTGCCATGAATGATTTAGTACAGGTCGAGGGCTACTGGGAGGATGAACCAGCACGCGTGTTTACCGTGCTGGTTTCCCGCGGTTCGTGGAATGGGGAGGAGGACGACGCCGATTCCCGCGTTTTTTATTACATGGATGGTCAGCGGCTGACCGCGGGCGCGGTCATAGCCCACGATTTTGTTGTTGAAAAAATCCTAGACTAGCCTGCCAATCTCAGGCTATAATTGACCCAGCCCCACCAGCCGGTGGGGCATTCATAGAGGAGAAAGTGTCGTGACAAAATTTCCATTATATAAAGCCGCCGCGTTTTCTGACCGCGGCACTGACGTTCGTGCCGCCGTGGACTATGCGCACCAGCTGGCGACCGCAAGCACGGATTCGGTCGCGGTCCTGACCGCGACCAACGTGGTGTTGAACACGGTCATCAACTGGATGGATGTTTACGTCCACCAGCCCCGCGCCGCCGACACCACAACTGAGGTGCTCGCCGCTTTGGTCAAGGACTGGATGGATGCCAACGCCGGTGCCATGGTCGCCGATTGGTGCGACAACACAGGCGTGGAGGACTGGCTGGAAGAAAACGCGGGCATGACCATCGAGCACTGGATGAACTACAATGCCCAGCCTAAGATGGGAGAGGCGATTGAAGAAGCGTTGGAGGAGCTTGATCTGGATAACAAGATCGAGGAAGTGATCGTTAATATGGACCTGTCGGAACATATGGAGTCCGCCATTAACGACATGGATTTAGTTGTACGCGCCCGCTAATTGAGTTATAATTGAACCAGCCCCACCGGTCGGTGGGGCATAAACCCTAGAAAGGATAGTCGTCATGACTTACACAGTAAAGACAATCACAGTCGGTCACATTACATTGGAACTGCCCACCGGCATGCCCTCTAAAGAAATCCAGCAATTAGCTGGATACCTTGCGACTCTACGCAGGGTAGAGTCGCACGCTTTATGGGCGGATGATCACTACCGCACCGTGCAGTTTGTTGAGACCAGCGGACCCAGCATCACACTGGGTGAGTTGCAGGTCGAGACCGAAGAGGAAGCCCGCCGCCTGTACGAAGAAGACAAGTTGGCACGCAAGGCGCAAGAGACCGCCGCCGCCTGACCAATAACCTGGGGGCAACTGCCCCCAGGTACATGAACCAGCCTCGCGGGGCTGGTTTTTTATTGCCTGATTGCAGAGGGATCAGGCACGCAGCACGCAATAGGGATATACCCCTATTGACACGGCTCACGGCACGCGGCACGCGTGCCGTGCCCACTGCCCCTGTCTATTGGGGAAAACCCTGATTGACACGGTCCGGCCCGCGGGCCGGACCGTAGCTAGGAATGCTTAGTAGGGGGAGGGCCATTTTGGTACCGGGTTCAGCAAGCGAAGCGCGTAGCTCAAATTTAGCCCCAGAAATACCTTTCAGGAACGAGGGGGAGGGGCCAAAAAGGGCCCCCCTTGTTTTTTAAAAGGGCTATGGGGGTATACTTATAAAAAATTCAGAACCTGAGGGTCTGCCTGTGCAAAATGACACACAAGATATTGAAGCGGAACGACTGCGCTTAGAACTGCGGTTGAAGTTATTAGAGACAAGGGAACGTGCTACTGGCAACTTTATTGACTTTGCCAAGTACGTTTGGCCCGAGATGCTTGTTGGGGAGCACCATCGCATCATTGCGGAGGCCTTTGACAGGGTTATTGCAGGCAAATGCAAGCGCCTGATGATTGCTATGCCTCCCCGGCATGGTAAGTCCCAACTTGGGAGCTACTTGTTCCCTGCTTACTTAATGGGCAAACTGCCTCAATCGAAGCTGATTGTGGGCTCCCACACCGCGGAACTTGCCCAGCGATTCGGTCGCATGATCCGTAACCTCGTGGATGAGGAGCGATATAGGGAGCTTTTCCCGGACATTGGCCTGTCAGCGGACTCCAAGGCCTCGGGCCGGTGGAACACGAAGAACGGAGGGGAAGCGTTCTTCATTGGTAAGGGCGGTGCGATGACGGGCCGTGGTGGTGACATTGTTATTCTGGACGATATCTTGGACGAGCAGGATGCGTTATCGGATACGGCGATGGAGAACACGTGGGAGTGGTATACCTCTGGTCCTCGGCAGCGTTTACAGCCTAATGGCTCAATCATCATTATTAATACGCGGTGGAAGACGGACGACCTTACTGGTCGCTTACTGCGTCAATCGGGGCAATTGAAGTCGGATCAGTGGGAGGTGATTGAGTTTCCTGCTATTTTGCCGTCGAACAGGCCGCTTTGGCCGGAGTACTGGAGTCTTGACGAGTTGGAGAAGGTCAAGGTCAGTATTGGGATGAAGAAGTGGCAGGCTCAGTGGCAGCAGCAGCCGACGAATGATGAGGGGGCGATTTTAAAGCGG